CCGAGCTTCGCGATCTTCGCGGAGCAGGGCCGCTACGAGACCCAGGCCATCCAGAAGCTCCCGATGCTGTACCTGAACCAGTACGAGGCGGAGACCCTGATCTTCGACGCCTCGGCGGGTGCGGGCATCACTGTCGTGGGTCAGCCGCTGTTCGTGGCCGACATCGACATCGGTGGCATCGTCCGCCGCGGTCTGGCCGCCAACGCCGGGTCGCCCTCGGGCAACGAGTTCGTGGTCGGGTACGTCACCCGGCTGCCGTCCGCCAACAACAACTGGCTCCGCTTCATCGTGAAGTAGGACCGAGAACCGTCTGACGACGCGAGAGAGGAGACAGATATGTCCATCGTGAACGCAGCCACCGAGCTCTTCAACGAGCGGCTCGACACCAGAGAAGGCAAGGACAAGCTGGCCCAACTGGGTGGTTCCTGGATCCGCGACAAGCTCCGTGAAGTGAGCTTCGCGCGCCACATCCTGCCCCCGGAGCAGGTCACCCGTGCGGACTGCCAGCGGTCCGTGAACCATGACACCCTGATCAAGATCGTGGACGTCGAGCCCCAGAGCCGGGCCATGGCGATCACCTTCCGTGATCAGCCCACCGCGCGCTTCGTGCGTGCGCCCAAGTTCGAGATCCCCTTCTTCACGATCTCGAGCGAGAAGTTCGAGAAGACGGAGCAGGAGCTCCTGGCCTACGAGATGCCCATCACCAAGGTCATCGAAGACAACACGGTGAAGGACATCCAGGAGGTCGAGGACCGTGAGTTCCTGCGCCACATCGAGGCCGGTGTGCAGGCCCTGCAGACCGAGACCAACTCGACCACCACGGTGGCCTACAACGCCACCAACATCCGCGCCGCGAACCCCAACGCGCAGGCCGTGTCGGTCGTGAAGGGCTCCCTGGCCCTGTCCGCCGACGGCGTCGACTTCGCGGTCCGTCCGGTTCAGCGCCCCGACCTGGTGGAGCTGTTCAAGCTGCTGGACAACAACCGTCTGCGCAGCGAGCGTGTGCTCCTGACCGAGGGTGACCACGACGACGTGCTCCAGTGGACCGTCGAGGACATGGGCGACAAGATCCAGTCCGAGACCGTGGTCGACGGGTACAAGTACAACACCCTGCTCGGCCGCAAGGTCGTGCGCACGGTCAAGACCGACATCCTTCGCCCCGGCAACATGTACGTGTTCACGGCGCCGCAGTTCTTCGGGAAGTTCTACATCCTGAACAACACGAAGTTCTACATCGACAAGATCGCGAACACGATCACCTGGCAGAGCTGGGAGGACATCGGCATGGGCGTGGGCAACATCGCCGCCTGCCGCAAGCTCGAGCTGTACCGCGGCTCCGTGCGCCCGACCCAGACCGACACCGGGTTCGAGGCGAAGATCCCCGTGTCCGAGGAGGATCTGGGTGCCCAGAACAACCGGGTGGACGCCGGACTGACCTTCCCGGACGTCGAGCAGTTCTGACCCGGGATCGACCTGAGGTAGCCCTCAGCCCTGGGCTTTCGGGTCCGGGGCTGAGGGTCTACCACTTCGGAGGTGACCATGATCATCCGCAATCTCGGAAGAGCAACAACTGCCCGCCTCCATCGGGTCACTCGTCCGGGCAACCGCTCCGCCTTCTTCTTCAATGGCATGCAGCTCAAGCGCTCCAGGCCTGTCGAAGTCCCCACCGAGGAAGCCCTGAAGTGCATCGACGACCTCATCGAGGGTGTCGAACTGGGGTACATCGAGGTGAAGGACGACGACGAACAGATCCTCACGGCAGACATGCTGCGCAAGTTCGCCGGCCAGCCTCCGAAGGGAGACGAGGTCAGCGAGCCAGTGCAAGAGCCGGAGGATTCCGCTGACTCCGATGATTCGGAGGATGAGCCTGACGCCGACCAAGAGCCCGAGGACGAGAGAGAGGAGTGGGACGAGGAGGAGCTCTCCAAGATGAAGCGCTCCGAGCTCGACGACCTGGCCGCGGAACACGGATTGGACCCGGCTGACTACTCCAACAAGGGCGAAGTCATCGACGCCCTGATGAATCTGGAGGGCTGACATGCAAAAGGTGTGGAACATCACCGATGGCCCTCGCTACCGCGGGGCAGCCAGAACCATCATGCTCTTCGGCAAGACCGTGCCCCCTGGTCGCTACGTCCTGGTCCCCGAGGCACGTCTCGCCCGGGCCCACAAGCTGGTGAAGGACATCGACGCCGGCATGGTCCACGTCGGGGATCTCCCTGGCTGGTACCTGGCGTCGAAGAAGCCGCCTCGTGTCCCATTCCCGATCGGCCACAGCCGTGCCCACGGTCCCGCGCTCGAGAAGAGCCCGACCCTGGACAAGGAAGTGTCCGCCAAGGTGGACGCTGCTGTAGACAAAGTGACCACACCTGTGGTCGAGAAGGCCAAGGACCCGGAGAAGCTGGAAGAGTCCAAGAAGGACTCCACGGACGACACGGACAAGGACCAGTCCGGTGGTAAGGGCAAAAAGAGTAGGGGCTGATAGTGGCGGAGAGAAGTTCAACCGGCATCGAAGAACTGGCCGAGCTGAACGACCCACGCCTCCGGAACATCATCCGTGAGGTGCGGGCATTCCTGCGTGACTACCCCGAGCTCAATCGCCTGACCGCGGGCGTCGATCACAGCGACAGGCACATCCTCTACGCGATCTACGACACCTTGTCCGACTTCGCGTCCACCCCGCCCTTCATCGGGCAGAACCTGGACTACATCATCAGTCGCAACTGGACCCATATCCTCAAGCGGGGTGTGGTAGCCGAGCTCTGTACGTCACTCATGTTCCTGCACATGCGGAACTACTTGGCGTACTCCGATGGCGGCGTGAACGTCCAGACCGAGAACCCCCAGCTCCTTCAGGCGGCTCTACAGCTCCTGAGGAACGAGTACGAGCAGAAGAAACAACGGGCCCTCATAGCCGCCAACATCGACGGGGCCCTGGACCAACGAGGCATCCATTCAGAGCTGGTCTTCGTGAACAGCTTCTACGGGCCTTGGTGAGGTGACCCATGACGATGGTCTATTTCAAGAGTGCCGGCGAGCTCAACGACTACGTTGCGTCGGAAGCCTTGGCTCAGGCCGACATTACCCAGATCGTCTTCGCGGACGGACTCTGGTACCTCTTCCACTGGTGATGAAATGAGCTATGCTGAACACGTGATGGATTGTGTTGAGGTGATGTACGACCAGTACGGCCCCCCGCTCGAGAAGACCGCGGAGGCTATGTACTTCTACAACGCCACCAAGGACGGCCGGAATCTCGAGGCCCTGACCCCTCAGTTCGTCAAGATGGCCGAGTCCGCCGGAGCCGATCCCTGGGAGCACGCTGCCCGGGTAGCCGCCCACATGGATCGCTTCGTGAAAATGGCCCAGTGGGGCGGCGCGGTCGGCGATCTCAGCCGCTTCTACGTGGACTGGGCTATCGACCTCGAGAAGCGGGCCTTCATGAACGTCCTCCGGGCCGGTCTCGGCACTGCTCGAGAAGCGGGCAGACGGGCCGTGGGAGCCCTGACTCCTGCCTCTCGGAAGATGACCAAGGCTCTGGCCGGCAAGGCAGCTCCAGCAGCCCGCTCGGGTAGCCTGGGCCAGGTGTTCAAGAAGGAGCTCAAGCAGGCTCGTGGGCTCGAGCAATTCGGTGGTGGAAGCTACGCCCGCGGCAAGAAGCTCATGGCACAAGAGGCAGCGGGCCGCCAGGCGGCTCGTGCGGCCAAGGCCACTCCGCCTCCGCTTCCAGCACAGGCCGTCAAAGCTGCGCCTGCCGCGGCTGCGCCAGCAGCAGAACAGGCCGCTGCGGCGGCCACCAAGGCTGCGCCAGCAGCAGAACAGGCCGCTGCGGCGGCCACCAAGGCTGCGCCGGAAGCCGTAGAGCAGGCTGCCAAAGCTGCTCCCGGTATGTCCCTCTCCGACAAACTGATTGGAGGTGGCCTCCTCGCCGGCGGTATCGGCGGTGGTGCGTACCTCGGAACCCAATTCGCCGGTCAGCCCGGCTACGGGGGTTGACATGTCTCTGGAACTGTACCTCAACGAGCTCGAGAAACAGGCGCAGGAGAATCAGCGTCTCGAGGACATGAGCATCGAAGAGCTCGCCAAGATGGCCGGCATCAAAGACATTGCCAAGAAGGTCTTTGGCACCAACGAGGCCTCCAGAAAAATGGAGAGCGTCGCCAAGCCGGGTATGTCGGGCGCAGAAATGGCCAAGGCCTACAACAAGAAGTACGGCAAGAAGAAACAGGCTATGGCCAAATGCCCAGAATGCGGCGCCATGTACAAGAAGGGCGAGATGACCAAGTGCTCCTGCGGGGCCAAGTTGGCTGAAGCGGGTGCTATGGCCGGTGCTGGGCAAGGTACTGGTATGCCGGGTGGTATGCGCCGGAACCAAAACCCAGTTCCGTGCCCAGATGGTCAGCAAGGTGGTTCCGGAGGAGGTAAGAACCGTGCACTTCCGCCGGCCCTCGCCGCGAACAAGGAGAAGGTCAAGGCCGTCCAGGACCCGAAGAAGCCGGGAGCTGAGGTTCCAGCAGACCTGGGTAAGAGCGCAGGGGCCTTGAAGGACACTGTTACAGTACTCGGTAAGGGCCTGCGGAAGGCGATCCTCAAATCCAAGACGTATAAGAAGGTACCATGGGCGGACCAAAAAAGGCTGACCCCTGAATGGCCAACTGAGCCGGTATTGGGCCTCCTCCGCGGCGCAGCTGGCGGTAAGAAGGGAATGAGAAAAGCCCTAGATGATCTGTATAGCAATTCAGGGCTCGGCATGCAGGAGTTTATGCGTGCTGCTAAGCTCGTGAAAAAGGGCTCGGCGATCCAGAAGATCGCTGAAACTGACCCCCGTCAGCAGTACTTCGAGGACATGCGCAGCGAAGCCCTCGAGGCGGATCCCCGGCACATGGGCAAGTTCTACGGCACCGCGGGCGCCATCGGTGGCGCAGGGGCCGGAGGCCTGGCGGCTATCCCCCTCGCCAAGTTCCTGCCCGGAAGGGCCAAGTTGTTGGCGGGCCTGGCTCCGGTAGCTGGAGGCGTCGCTGGCGGTCTCCTAG